AAAGTAAATGGTTGACCAACAAAACGTTGTGTAAATAACGCTGTGTCAGTCCAAACATAGAGTGCATCTCTACCTCTGATTGCTCCCATTATTTTAGAACCATCAGCTAGTCTTTGTGTACCAGCTGTATTGTTTGCTGTAGGTGTATACGTATTTATATCTTCTTGGTCAGAGAATCTAATAAACATATCGTCTTGTGTTGTAGTATCTCCAATAGTTGTTTCTGTTCCAAAAAATACTAAGTGACGATCCGGTGTAGATACAACCATGTGTCTTGATGCAGTTGGAGCACCAGATATAATGCTAGCTCTTGTTACTGTTGCATTAGCTGCACTAGAGTCCCATTCAAAACATGCACTATCATGAATTAAACAAATTGCTTTATCACCAAAGTTATCAATTGACCACATACCTGGATCTAAAGCTAAACCTTCTTCGGTTTCTTCACTCCATGCAGTATAATTTGTACCGTTTGTAACTGTTGCACCGTCACTGTGAGAAGCAGCAGTAGTTCCTCGAGCCCCCCGAGTTACACCCGTTAAAGTATTTCCACTAATTCCGGTGTACTGTATCATTTCAGATCCTATCAATACGAAACTAGTTCCTGTAGATGGAAACTGCACGGCACTTGTTAAAACTATAGTTGTTGTGCTGGCATCTATTGCACCATTTAGAGTAGTCGTAACAGCTCCAGTGTCTTCTCCACCCCAAGATCCTAATCCCCAACCATAACCTTTTTCTTGGACAGCTGTTCCAACAGGATAATAATGTTGTACTCTAATACCTCCTGATGTTGTTGCCCCGGACCCTGATTCGTTTGACGGCATTGTTATTGTAAGCGTTGAACTTGTTGGCACAGATGCTACCATAAATTTTTTATCATCAAAATCAGACGCTGAATAATTAGATCCAGTAATTGTAGTAAAATTATCTAATAAGATTATATCGTTGACATTAATATTATGTGAACCAGTAAAAGTTAGTGTAACAGTTGGCGATCCATTAGTCGTAGTAAATGCATTTGTAAGAGTGGTTGTAGTTTTAATAGGATGTATGTCATAAAAGACATCTCCAGAAAAGGCATATAGTATTCTGTTAGTCCCTATAATAGCATATCTTCTGCCGGCTGTATTTACAAAATGATGTAATCCTCTACCAGCTCCCGTTAATTCATTAGAATTTAAACTTCCTAATTGAGTCCAACCACCTATTTTTTCAGGGATACCATATCTAAATCGTACATTATCGCAATTTATCCATTGGCCTTCCGCGCCTGTGGCTGTAATTTGCTTGTTAATACCTGGTTGAAATCCTATTTTCTGTAGCATAGCGTCTCACTATATCCCAATCTAGCCTTAATTTATACTGTTTTTTTGATTAGAAATTAACCGCTATTGTCATCCTATCAAAGTCAGTCGTTTGTTTTTCTACCATATGTCTCATATATGATCGAAAAATAATCAAACTATTCTCTACGGGTTTTATCCAACATCTTTTATAAGTCAAAGAGTTTTCTTTTTTAATCCCTATTATAGGTTTCATATCAGGTTCTGTAGGGTTTTCAAAAATTAAATTAGCACAGTCATTACTGCTTTTTAAAAAAAATACCGCGCTGAAAGTAGAGCCTCCATGACAATGAAACTCTTGAGATTCATCTTTATTATACACATTCAACCAAGCATCTTTAATATGATACACATAATCTGTATTATGTTCCTTTGTAAACTTTAATGTTTTCTCTTCTATTTTATCTAAAAGTATTTTAAAGTCTTTATCTTCCTGTAATTTGTAAGTCCCACAAGTATTAAAAGGTTTAAGGGTCCAGTTTTCTCCACCGTTTTTTTCGGTTGTTTTTATTGTAGATGCCTTGTTTTGTAATTTAATAAGATAATCTTTTTCTAATAAATTTAATGAGCTAAAAAAAGCTTGAGGAAAATAAGTAACTATATCATCCATTAAACGTAGTTTATATTTATATTAATTCTTAACTTAGTATCAGTTTGAGTAACACTAGAATGTTTTTCTCTACCATCAAACAATAACATTTGATTTTCAATAGAAGGTACACGATCTCCACCTTCAAATAAAGTATACCCATTATTTGTGTTGATTGAAAACAACGCAACCTTATGTGGTTCACTCATATCTCTGTGAGGTTCACTAACAAAGTGAACAGTATTTCTAACAAAGCAATTTATTTTTATTCTGTGTATATAATTAAAATCTAGTTTACCTAAGATAGGCATTGCAATATCAAAAAAGTAAGGACTTTTAACTTGGCCTTCAAACAAAATTACATGTCCAAAGAAAAAATTTTTATCATCATACTTGTTAGTAGTATTATCATAAAAATGATACGGAAAAGTATTACCAAATAAATTTGATTGAATTTCATTTAAAATATTTTTATCTAAAAAATCTTGTATTATTTTCATGGCCATTGAACCTCAACATTGGTTAGATCTAATTCAGTAAGTTTTTGTTTTTCACCCATTTGCCCAGTGATAAAAAAGTTAGCACCAAAAATTATTCTGTCTTCTTCGTCTTCATTGGGGGTTGTACTATGTCTAATATCAGCTGGAAAAACAATAAAGTCCCCTTGCTCTGGTTTTACTTCCCATGTAGATGAGTTGTAAATATTATAATTTTTTATTTTGTAATGAAAATTAAAAATATGTTCTATTGTAGATTTATCTAAAGCAATCATTAAACTTCCACTCTTAACCCTTGCATAATAAACTATACTGAATAATGCGTTTTGATGTAGGTGTTCGTGATGAGAATTTCCTTTCTTTGTAATCGCCATCCAACTATGGGGCATAATTAAATCGTTTTCTATTTGCAAAACATTTCTAGCATAGTCTAAACCAATATTAACAAACCTTTCTTTAATAAAATCAAGTTCTGGAAAATCTGTTAGTATAGTTGTAGCAGTGCTTAGATCAATTTTAATTTTACCATGGTCTCTATGAAATGTATTTTTATTTATAAAATCTTTTAAAAAATTATCTTTAATAAAAAAATCAGTTTTATAAACATACAAAGGTTTTGCTTGTAAATTTAAACCTGCTCTAGTTTTATACAGTTCAGTTGGACCACCTATTCTCTTCATATTATCCTTTCATAATTTTTATTATTAAAAAAAACTGATGTAACAGAAAATGTATTATCATATCTGGTCCCTGGAAAATCTAAACAATAATATTTAGATTTTAAAAAAGCCATGGCATCATAATTTTTTTCTCCATTATCTAAAATAATAATAGAGTCTTCTTTTTTATGTTTATCAATAAACTCAGCAAACTTCAACCTACTAATTCTTATTGGATTATTATCAATCATAATAAAAAGATTTGGTTTACTTAAGTGGATGGTTAATGGATTTACTCTACCTATGCATGGAACACATGTATTAAAAACTGAATTTGTATCAAAGAATTCTAGTTTTAAATTAGGTATGTTTAGTTTATTTAATTTATGAAACCAGGTTAAATCATCTTCAAAAGAAATTATATTTTTAAATATCTTTGAAAAATATATTGTAGAATTTCCTGATCCTATTTCAAGATAGGTAGAATTAGATAAATCTAATTTATTAAAAAAATTTAAAAAAGTGTTTGTCAATAAAGGTCTTTCAATATTACTCATAAACTGTATAAAAAAATCTATTAATAGAAAATCTTCCTTTTATATTTTTATCTTTATTAAATTTAACAGGTTCAACTTTATGGTAATAAAATCCAGGAAATAATATACATCGATTATTTAAAGACTCTATTTTCGTATTGTTTTTGGTTAAAATAAAATTACCCCCATCATAATTTTTAGGTTCTTCGTGTAACCAAGTTATCATTGAAAACTGAAATTGATCAAAATGCTCTTTGTATTCTTCATCGTTGTTATAATGATTTATAACTAGATTAGATCTATTTAATCCTAAAAAAGTTTTATACAAAGCATAATTAGAATTTTTAAACGTTTTCTCTACTAGTCTATGAAAGTCTTTGTTTTGAATTTTTCTTATAGAATTAAATAAAAAAGTTTGTTGAATTTGGCTACTATTTAAAACCTTATCAGGATAACACCTACTATTTAAAGCTAAGGGTTTATCATTATCGTGTCCTGATTTTTTATCATCACTAGATTTAAAAAAATGATTATTATTAAATAAATACATTACTTCTTTCCAAATTCCATTTAACTCTTCTTTTTCAAAAAAATTATCTAATAATAAATACGGAAACTCTTTGTCGTCTACTATTGTAGGTTTCATTTTTTAAAACTAGAAGGTAAACCTAAATGAAGTCTATTATCAAACAAATTACTAATATCGTTTTCTAGATTGTAATGAAGAAAGACTTGACCACATATATCTTTATTAAATTTTTCTCTCCAATGTTCAAGTTCGCACCCTTTATAAATAAGCATGTCTCCTTGTTTTAAATTAACCTCTACACCATCCATGTATATAGGCCACTCATCTCCTCCTAAATGTAGTGTCGTAGAATACTCACAACTTTTTCTATCTTTATGTTTTTTTAATTCATCTCCATTTAAGTATAATCTAGCGTATGAGTATGTAGGGATTAATTTTAACCCTGTCTCTTTATTCATTAGAGGTAAAAGTTTACTTAATAAAGTATCAAAAGCAATATCCCCATATACACAAAAAGTTTTAGGTGAAGATTGTGCATCACCGTAAGATCCATGCATGTCATTAAAAGGAGATATTCTTTGATGATCAAGATATGTTTTTAAAACATCTTTCTTTAATACCATATAGTTAAATAAATAATTAGCTAGATCTGTACTAATTGCATTTTTTTTAATTTTGTAATTTTTTATCATTTAAATTTGTATCCTATATTCCACATAACCAAACTTTTCCTTACGCCTTTTGTAACAGGAGTTACTCTGTGCCATAAAAAACTTGGAAATACAATTACTGTTCCTTTTCCTCTTTCTTTACAGGTCATTATCGTAGTGTCTTTATCGGGATTGTTAATCGTATCTATTTGTTGTCTAAACTGTAGATCACCCCCACTAAATTCATCGTTTAAAATTACAGACACAGAAAGTTTTCTTGTCATGTTTTTCTTTTTTTCATCTTCATATAATTTTGCACTTTGATCAGGATGCCAGTCATAAAAGTGGCCTACATCGTATCTTGAAAATTGTAATGTTTCAAAAGTAACAAGATCAAAATCCCACCCTGCATTTCTATTAGCCGTATTTACAAAAGGGATTATTTCATTATGAACCCATTGTTCAGGTAGCCAAACAATATTAGAACTTCTAATTTGTTTTAATTTATGTTTATAGTCATCTGTGTCCTGTATTTTTTTTACTTCTTCTACACTTCCTCCAACAATACCTTTTTCAAAATTTTTTTGTTCAGCATATCGAACTATTTCATCACATATATGTGGTGATAATTCATTTTTAAAAATCCAATAATGATGATTTAAAATCATGTGTTTATGAACCACCCTGTAGCAATATATTTTTCTTGAGTAGGAGATACAATACCTCTGTGGGCATGTGTAAAATCACTTGGCCAAATTAATGAAAGACCCTTTCTTGCTTTAAAAGTTGTCTTTTGATATTTAAATTCAGTGCCGCCTTCATCATTAACATCGTTTAAATAAGTCATGTAAACCAGTCCCCTATCTAATACATCTTTATTACATCTTTCGTAATGAAATCGTTTATAGCCACCTCCAGGAGGATAGTATTGAATTAAATTTTGTGTAAAAGTTTTGTAATTACCTATGCCATATTTTTTAACATAATCAGTTAAAGCTTTTGAAAGCTCCTCAAAATAAGCACAAATAATTGGATTAAGAGAACCGTTGAAAAAAATTACATCAATAGATTCTTTTATATTTTTATCAACTAAAGGTTTTCCAGCTGAAGAAATAATTGTTCCTTCTCTTTTATATTCTTTATTTTGTTTATGATAATCTATTAAACCCTGACAGATATAATCTGGAATATAGAACTCGTGTATAAAATCTTCATTCATTTCTTTATTTAAAAATTATATATAACTTCTAAATAAAAGTAAAGACCTACTATTAGCTCCAGTTTCCTTCTTTTTTATATGTGTATTGAGATTGTAAAGGCCAAACACCTGTAGTGTTTTCTAATGGTCCTGCGCCTGCTTCTTTAACCATAACTCTTCCTGGATAACCAGCATTACCGCCGCCTTCTCCGCCGCCGTTTCCGCCCGATCCAGTATTTGCTCCAGCACCCGCATTGTAAGGTCCTCTCATAGATCCACCGCCGCCAGCAAAAATATAATTACTGCCTGAAGAAGCAATGTTAAAAGGAGTACAGTCTGTTCCGTCTCCGCCTTTTCCTCTTCTGTCTGTGTCTCCTGGATTAGATCCTGGATATCCGTTAGCTGTTGAGCCGGCTCCGCCGCCTCCTGCATATCCCGGTCCTGGGCCGCTTCCGCCCGAAAAATCCGCATTATTTCCACCGCCGCAACTGCTTCCGCCATTTCCACCGGCTTCTGATAATGGTCCAATTGAAGTTGAACCTCCTGCACCACCTATTGTTACTGAAGCTGGTCCAGGGAAAGTATGTGAAATTACACCGTTACCGTCATTACATGTTCCGGCTCCGCCTCCGCCGCCATAGCAAACTCCCGCAATTCCAGAATTTCCACCGCCGCCTCCGCCGAATAGAAATACTTCAGCTGCACCTGTTGCAGCTGGATCTGGGTTGAATGTACCCGGTGACGTAAAATCTGTTATTTTGTCGTTTTTTGATGGAGCATAAGTTATACCAAAGAAACTTCCGTTTCTTCCTTCTGCTGGGCCTGAACCCATTGTTCTTGTTAATGTTTCTGACATATTATAAATCTCCCCACGTTAGTGTATCTTTATCCCATTTTTGATGAATTTCAATAGTTTTATTTTCTACATCTACATCATCTTGACCTGAATTAAAAATTAAAGCTTTCCATTGTAGCTCATCTTCATTCCAATAAATTCTGTGGAATGTTCTACCATCTGAATATGTAGTAGTTGTTGGCATTGGGACTGAGTGCCACCATAAAGCATTTTCTAAATCTAAAACAAAAGATGGGTGTGGTTTAGGGTCCATAAATATTTGATTAACAGGATCCCAAGTTCCACCTACCACAGCACGATTACCTCTAAAAGCTTTAGATTGGTCTTCACTTAAATAACAAGGAGGTCTTTTATTAATTGGTTTTTCTCCTGAAAAATATCTTCTAAGGTCATCCTCACCATGAGTAGGCTCTCCTATCTCACCTGTTACTTCATTAACTCTTTCATCCTGTCTTTTATAATCAGGATCAAAAGATGCTGGATCAATATACCAGTGTTTATTAAAATGAGTGTTTACAGAATATCTTAAAAAATAAGTTGAAGATATAGCAGAGTAATCAATAAACGGACAAGGTGGGTGAAAATCTTTAACCCATTGTGCGCACTCATCAGAATCTTCCCCGCCTTGAGCATTACATTGCTCTTCAGAGACGTAGATTGTTCTTAAGACTACGTTGTTATCCGCATTTATTTCAGCAAAGTGAGCCATAATTAGACTCCCTATTACGATAGTTCTTCGTAATTGATAGTTATAACTGCGTCACTCGCTGCTCCAGCGCCTGCTTCGATATTATCGCCTTCTTCTAAATACAGAGCTGAGTTTTTATCAATTACTACCAAAGAAGAATCAGCAGGTACAGAAATTGTACTTGCGATCGCAATTGGTGACCCACCTGATTTAGTTATGAAAACAGAAATATCAACTGCGTTGGAACCATCGATGTTAGCGATAAGAATATTATTAACTTTAAAAACTTTATTTGAAGATGATGCATTTGCAAGAACTTCTGTAGTTAAAGTTGTAGTTAATGCCGCTTGAACCGATTTAGCTGTAATCGTCGAGACGTTTACTAGATTTGGTGCTGCCATAGTTGTTACTCCTTAATTATTTATTTATTACCCGAAAACTAAAGCCATTGCAATAGCTTTTCCTGTTGTAGCTAAACCAGATCCATTAGCTTGGACTTCTCCAGTGCCTTTAGGAACTAAGTTTATACTAATATTTGAATCTCCACCAGTAGCTGTAATTGACGGTGCATTTCCTGTCGCAGCGTTGGTAATATCAAATTGGTTTACTGCTGATGCTGTTGTTTGGAATATTATCTGTTCGTTTCCGTTTTCATCATTAATTCCATGAGCATCATCGAAAGCTATATTAAATGAATTAGTATCTAAGTCTCCACCTAATTGTGGTGATGTATCTGATGCAACCGATGCTAATCCTAAAGATATATCAACAATGTCAGGGTTAGTTCCATCGTTAGCTTTTGCAACAACTAATTTATCACCTTTATCTGTAGCAGAAAACGTAACTGTTCCACCACTACCAGACACATATTTAAATTGAACTGTATAAGCACCTGATGTTGAGTTTCTTAAAAGATAAAAAGTTTCTACGTCAAGAGGTATTGTTACAATTTGATTTCCAGTAATTGTTCCTGTGAACTCAATCATTCTATGTTGAGCTGTACCTGTTGTATTACCATCTACAATAGTTAGTGCAGTTGTTTGTGCTCCACCTGCTATTGATTGTGAATTAAATCCACCAAATAATTGTGAAATAAGACTTAAATTTGTATTAGTTTTTGTTCCCCATGTACCCGCGTTTTCACCGGTTGCCTGAAGTTCAACTCCTAAAGGTGTATATGTCGATGCCATAATTCTTTTCTCCTATGCTACGTCACTATATGTTGTATTTGAACCAGTGTCAACATCTTGAAATGCTTGTATTCCAAAACCTTTTGCTGTTCCAAAAGCTGATACATTACCAGACATAGATTGACCGTCAAGTACTATATCTAAACTAATTTCGTGTGTTACTGAACCTACACTAGTTGTAGCTGATTGTCCAGTTAAACCCATTACATCTGCAGGAGATAATGATCCCAGACCAGATGAGAGAGCTGATGTGCTAGGTATTATTATAGGGTTTGAAGTTGTTCCTGTTGAACCTAAATTAACCTCAGCCTCTAATCCACTTATACCCATTACATCCGCAGGAGATAAAGAACCTACAGCAGATGTACCAGCTTGACCTGTAAGACCTTGTATAATTCCGTCAGGATCTATTGCACCTACTGCAGAAGTTAAAGATTGACCTGTAGGAATAACAGTAACGTCTCCTTTCATTGTAGCTGTACCAAGGCTTACTGTAGCAGAAACTCCTGTTAAACCTTCTACATCTGCAGGACTTAATGCACCTACTGATGAGGTGCTTGATAAACCTGTTAAAATTATAGCGAAGTCATTTGCTTGACCATATAATTCTTCACCCCAACCATCACGGCCCCAACCAACTTCGTTATATGCTTCTATACCAGCTGCGCCAACGCTTGCTGTTAATTCTAAACCTGAAGGGAAAACATCTATATTAGAAAGTTCACCATAATTATTGTCTCCCCATGATTTACCACCCCAACCTTGTTGAGGGACACCCATATTTGTTCCATCACCAATTGATGTTGTTAAACCAAATCCAGTTAAACTTATTACAGGGTCATTACTTTCTCCGTATGGTCCATCATCCCAAGTATTTCTACCCCAACCAGCTGATTGAAAAGATAATAATCCGTCTGCATTTAAAGATGTTGTTAATCCAAATCCTGAAAGAGTAACTGAGTTATCTGTAACTTCGCCCCATTCTCCTTCGCCGTATGTTCGACCGCCCCATCCTTGTTGCGGAACACCCATGTTTGTACCATCACCAACAGAAGAAGTTAGTCCAAAACCAGAAACAGAAACATCTACTCCATCTTGTTTTCCCCAAGTATTTTG